CGCAAACGACTGAAGGAACGGGGATTAAACCACCCATTCTTTTAGGAGACCTACAATGAACACCCTTACTCTCATCAAGAAGCAGATCCAGAAGGCAGCTGCACTGCACGATGCACAGATCACCGCTACCGCATATCGTGGTGTCGAGTATGATCAGCGTTGCGTAGAAAGCAAAGAAGCTCATGGTACATTCTGCTATCGCGGTCGCACCTACGTTAAGTGATCGTCATGCAAGCACTACAATTAGTTGGAGTAACATCCCTAGGTTGTGCAGCATTCATCGCATTACTTTACGGTGAGATCCTACTCCTGCAAAAACTGTAGGGGGAGAGATGCTGAAGATCAGACTAGAATATGATCTTCCAGTCTATGATTCTGCCAAACACGATCCAGATAAAGTCTTTAGACTCTTGACTTATCGTGGTGTAACATATGCCAAGATGGTTTATTTAAAATCACGAGGCACGTCAAGCTGGAACGTGAGGTAATAAAACTCAATACGTTTGTGTGAAGGGAGGTCAAGTTACCTCTCTTTTTTTGTAGTAACGCATAGGTTTTGGTAAAATCTGCTACCATATTCTCTATATAATATAGCACTACCTGGAGGTGTGATATGAACCAAACCCCCTCTCTATATTATGAGTACAATCGAATTGGAGGTGGAGATGCATACACTACTGTCACGCAATCAATTAGATGAGTGGCGGCATCTAGAAGAAACAATGGATGATCTAGCAATAGAGAACCAGAAACTAGATGACTACTACGAATGTTTAATTGAATGTGACGCGCTGAATCAAACAGAATGTAAGAGAATCTGCAGACGTATCTTAATGTAATAAGACTGGGGGGGTTGCAAACCCCCTTTTTTTATGCTACTATATAATTAAAGGGAGGATTTATGGACAAAGAAAGACTCAAACTAATCCACAAGAATCTTAAGTCTTTGCTCAACGCCCTGGAAGCAGAGATCTATTCAGACCCCGACGCATATACCAGACAACCAGACGTGTCAGCTGCCTACGCTAGGTATGATGATGACGACGATGGCTATGCAGACTAACCAATCTATGATATAATATGAGGAAGCTATCAAAAGTCAGGCGACTGAAGAAAGCGATGAAGAACATCAACACAATGACTCCTGAAGAAATGAATTCAGGGATCAGTGATTTATATGATGCAATGCTTGAAGAAGCACTAATTAAAAACGCACAAAAACAGAAAGGATTTGGGTATGACATCAGTGAATCTCGTAAGCGTAACTCCAGAGGCGGAGAAGACGATGGGGTACGTAGCGAGGGTGAGCAATCCAGCGAACCAGGAGAACCCGAAGGTAGCGGGACTCCTTAAGTATTGCGTACAGCATCAGCACTGGTCTGTCTTCGAGCAGGCATACATGACGCTTGAGATAAATACAACACGCGGGGTGGCAGCTCAAGTGCTGCGCCACCGTTCGTTCACATATCAAGAGTTTTCCCAACGCTATGCAGATTCATCTCTGCTAGCAGACACAATCCCACTACCTGAATTGCGTCGTCAGGATACAAAGAATCGACAGAACTCTATCGATGACATTGATCCTTTCACCAAGCAAGAGTTCCAGATCAAAATGCAACGACACTTTGAAGCTGGTATGAAACTCTACAAAGAGATGCTCGATGCGTCAATCGCAAAGGAGTGTGCTCGTTTTGTACTCCCACTCGCCGTGCCCACAAAAATCTACATGACAGGATCATGTAGGTCATGGATCCATTACATCGATCTTCGCTCGGCACATGGTACACAGAAAGAACACATGGACATTGCAGAAGGCGCACGTACAATCTTTATTGAACAATTCCCTACAGTATCTGAAGCACTTGGATGGTTATGAAATTACTTACAGTAGATGATTACAAGAATGCTGGCGAAACATTCTGGCCAAAGTATCGTTACATCGCTGACGAACTTGGTGAGGGTGCCAGGACAGAGGATATTCTGAAAGTCATGGAAGCAATCGGTGGTGTTGCATTGAAGCTAGCACTGGAAGAAAAACTTACAGGACCATTTGGATTCAACAAAAAGGAGAAAGACAATGCCGACGTACCCAGTGATTCATAAGGAGACTGGAGAGAAGAAAGAACTCTCCATGACAATGAAAGAGTATTGTAAATGGAAAGAAGAGAATCCCGAGTGGGATAAGGACTGGCAAGCAGGCGTCTCTGGCGTCGGTGAGGTCGGTGACTGGAAAAACAAGATGAGCAAGACTCATCCTGGATGGAACGACATCATGACCCGAGCATCCAAGATCCGCAATTCAACTATTGAGTGGTAAACCATGCCTAGAGCAAGAAAGCGTAATCAACCTGACATTAATGGTATGTCTACAAAGCAAATGAAGAGGAAGAAACCAATCAATTCTTCTTATCTCCTCCCCATTGAACCTCTTACAGATAACCAACGTGTTATGTTTGAGGAGTATGGTAAAGGACAAAACATCTATGCTTATGGGTGTGCTGGTACAGGTAAAACGTTTGTTGCATTGTACCTTGCTCTCCGTGATGTACTGGATGAGGATACACCATATGATAAAGTTTATATCGTTAGATCCCTGGTCGCGACGAGGGAGATCGGGTTTCTACCAGGAACCCATGAAGATAAAGCATCTCTGTATCAAATTCCTTACAAGAACATGGTGAAATACATGTTCGAGATGCCTGATGACAACAGCTTTGAGATGCTGTATGAAAATCTGAAGGCACAGGAAACTGTATCGTTCTGGTCTACATCATTCCTACGTGGCACCACACTTGATAACTCTATCGTTATCATTGACGAAGCGCAGAATCTAAACTTCCACGAACTTGATTCAATCATGACTCGCTGTGGTCAGGACACAAAGATCATGTTCTGTGGTGATGCTCGTCAGTCTGACCTGCAGAAAGCAAACGAGAAGTCAGGTATCATTGACTTCCAACGCATCCTTCAGGACATGGATGAGTTCTCTCTCATTGAATATGACATCGAGGACATCGTTCGTTCTGGTCTAGTCAAATCTTATCTCATTAGTAAAATTAACTTGGGTCTTTAATGCATATCTTTAATCATGTGGGTGACATCTCGCCTATTGAAATGAACGCAGAGATGATTGATGGAAAGAGATACTATCTCACTCCTACTGGTGGGAAGTATCCTTCTATCACCACAGTGATTAGTAACAATGCAAAGAAGCAGGCAGGTCTTGCTAAATGGAGAGCACGGGTAGGTAAAGATAAAGCGCAAGCAAAGTCTACTCGTGCTGCTGGTCGTGGTACTAGGTATCACAAACTCGTTGAAGATTACATCAACAATGAGTTAGACATGGGTAAGTATAAAGACATGCCATTACCGTGGACAATGTTCCACTCTTCTCGTGAAGTTCTTGATCGTATAAATAGGGTATACCTACAAGAGGCGGCATTATACTCTGACTATTTACAAATTGCAGGACGTGTTGACTGCATCGCAGAGTATGAAGGAGAACTCGCCATCATTGATTTCAAGACATCCGAAGCACCAAAGCGGGAGCAATATCTTTACGACTATTTTGTACAAGAATGTGGCTATGCATGCATGCTGCAGGAAGTATACGGTTTGTCGGTAAAGAAGTTGGTCACGATTGTTGCTTGTGAAAATGGTGACACACAAGTCAAAGTGGTTCCACCTAAAAAAGAATACCTTATCAAGTTACAAGAGTACATCCGAGAATACCAAGATAAACATGATAGAAAAACTGGAGGATAAATTTATGACTACTGCAAAATTCTCTCAAGACGTAGAGAAGATTGCATTTGATAATTCCATGAACTATATTGATGCAATTGTATTTTACTGTGAGACTCATGACATCGAGATCGAATCAGTTCCTAAACTAATCAGCAAACCACTTAAGGAAAAACTTAAGTATGATGCACAGAAACTAAACTACATTAAGAAAACCAGTCGAGCAAAACTTCTTTTGGTATGAGTGACTTTTTTAAATCAGAGATGGTCAAGGGTGACCTACAAGAACTAGCAAAGATGCAAGAGTATTGCATGCGAGCTGCCATGACATTCCCTGCGCTGTCTCCCGAGAGAAAGTTAGAGTATTTCGATGTGTTGCAAGACATGATCATCAAGCAGAAGGTCTTCTATACTAGACTGAAGTTGTCTGATGATCCAGAGGCAATTGACATGGCAGAGGGCATTAAACAAGCTGCTGTCATGTTTGGAGCGTCCGAAGATGAGGATGCTAACGTTGTCTTCGATGAGCTGGTCGAAAAGATCGAGGTCATGAGAGAGACACTCAAGGCAGAAGGGTATTGACCCCGCCTTCTGCCTGTGTTATAATGTCAGAGTGACAGGGGTCACTAAAGCCACATC